TAATTTGACTTTCTGTGTCAACTTCAGCATTTGGAAGATATTCGACCAAATTGGCAAATTCTTCTACAAACCCATTTATGTATTCTTTCCGTAAAAGGTAAATATTGCGTTTATAGTCATTTTGCTGTGATTCGTGATCATAGACAGATATGGGTCTAACGATCTGATCTTTAGGAATTGCAGTTCCATCAGGTCTGGTATAAGACCAGTTTTCAGAAACAACACGACCTTCTTTAACTAATGTTCTACCTCTACTATCTAGGATTTTCTGAGTAACCCAATGATGGATAGAATCAGCATCCTCATCATATTCACTATCAATGTATCTTTCTAACTCATCTTCAGACATGGGCCATTCATCGTATACATTTATAATATTGTTAGTAAGCAATACAACCCAATCTAAGTCCATATCACCATATATTTCCAAAGCAACTTGATCAGGTCTTTGGTTGTTTTTAATTGTATATTGAGAAAACCCTAAAATGATGTCATCTAGGTTTTCACGGATTTTAATCCTTCTAAAGATGTTTTTAGCTAATTTGAAAGGATCGACGTTATTAGTCCTATAACTAGATACCCTTACTTCTACGTTTGGTAGATACTCGAAATAACTCATTAACCTATGCTCCCTGAAGTAAATGGTCCAAAGTCTCCTATCATATCTTCCATTTTCTGTAACCAGTCAGCAGCAGATTGAGAATTATTACTCTCTATTTGCTCATTACTTTGTCCACCATAGGCATTGAATGATGGTCCATAAGTTTCCTTTGTAAGGAATGATGTTTCGCTAAATTCTAGAGTTAAATTATATTGTAAAGCACCGAAATCTATATCTCGACTACCATTCATGGTTGATCTTAGTGAAGTGTAGTTTGGCATATCTACAGTCATATTCTTTAATACCATTTTTGTTGGAAACTGCATGATTGCACTTAATATTCCACCTTTACCACCAGTGCCAGGATTATCAATAGTCTCGTCACCACCACCCTTATCAGTGTATCTAACGATTTGGGCACGGAAGTATTCTGGTATTGTCAACCAGTTTTCTGTCCCTTTACCTGGTAATGAGAATTTCCTGAATAGTTGCACAATATTGTATATCGTGCTTGCATCATCAGCACTCTTTGGTATTAATTGCCAAGTCCATGAGTGTGTTCTGAAACCTGCTTGACCTTTATATACTGCTTGAGCATATGGGTTGAATATTTTCTTACCTACTAGAGAGGTTAATGCTGCTGTATCAATATTACCACCTTGACCTGTTGCAGATAATGCTGTATTGATTACCTTAGATGCAGCAGTATATCCTACTTGTGGTACCGCAGCCTGCGCTGCTTTTGATATTGCTGCTGCCGTTTCATCATTACCAAAGTCTATTGTACCTTCTCCACCTAGACCTGCTGACTTAGCAGCATTAAGAGCAGCATTACCAGCTGGACCTAGAGTAATAGCTTCCCAGTTTTGTGATTGTTGCTCTTTTAAAGTGGTTGGTAGATATAGATATATTGAGGATGTGCCGTCTACTAAGGTATTTGATTTCTGGTCAAATATATCAAATTTTAGATAATCTATTACTTTAGTTGGGAAAGCTGCACCATCTCTGATAGCTTCTCTACTACTTGAAGAATTAACGCCTATCGGTTTAGCTTTCGGAAATACTAATGCCATGAGTTACAAGGGAAAATTTAGACCATCAAACAAACATAAGTACAAAGGTGATCACACTAATGTTATTTATAGGAGTTTGTGGGAAAAGAAGTTTATGCACTGGTGTGACAGAAATAACAACGTATTGGAGTGGGGCAGTGAAACGATTATTATTCCTTATAGGAGTCCCTTGGATAATAGGACTCACCGTTATTATCCTGATTTTTATGTCAGAGCGAGAACAAAGAGTGGAGGAATCTCTAAATCCATCGTTGAGATTAAACCAGCTTCACAGACTAAACCCCCTAAACGCAAATCGCAGAAGGCAAGGACTTTTCTAACAGAAGTCAAGACTTGGAATGTAAATAGTGCTAAATGGAGAGCAGCAAGACAATATTGTGCTCATAAAGGATTTCAATTTATTATACTCACAGAAAAACACTTAAATGTATGAGTATCTTCACAGACGTAAAAGACTTAGCAGGAGGAGCAAACCAGTCTAAGCAATGGTATAGAGAGCAACTTCAGTATGGATTAGAAGATTATACTGGTGCCTTTACTGTTGGAGACATAGTATTCTTCAATTATTCAGCTCAGACACCAAATTTAAAATTCTGGGATACATTCCCTATGGTACTAATCACAGATGTTGATTATCAGAATATGAGATTCTCTGGCGGGAATATGCATTATTTGAGACCAAACAGTAGGAAAAGTATGGCAACTACATGGGCTGCTGGTAGTATTTCATATCCTATGCGTTGCCATCATAAATACTTAATGTCTAGTGTGACTAGAGCTTATAATGTACCGCAAGATGAATTAAATGACATGACACCACTTCCAGTAGAGCAATTTGTTATTAGACCAGCAGGTCTAGGAAGAACTATGGAAGTACCAAGCAGCATAATTTGGAGTAGACTCAAATGAGCATGAATAGTTTTGCCACCTTTAGAGATCTGGTGGTATCAGGAAAGAGAGAACCTTCTAGGTCCAATCTTTTTGGTGTCAAGATATATTTACCTACATGTATACTAGCTAATGAGGCAGGTATTAAGGGTGATCAAAGAGATGCTGCTATAGCAATTAACTTTCTCGCTGACTCAGTTTCAGTACCTGCTAGGAGAATACAAGGAGAGCAAGTTAAAGCTGGGTGGCAAGGTCAAGCATATAATGTTGCGAGAGAGCAACAGAATGGTCAGATGGATATTAGTTTCGTAGTAGATAAGAAGTTATTTCATAGAAAATTCTTTGAGCAGTGGATGAATTGGACAGTTGCTGACCAAGAAAATAGGGCAACTCTATATGATGAGTATACAACTAATATAATTATTCAGAAGTGGGAGATTGCATCACCTGTTAACTGGCAAGGTATTAGTGAATCTGGTAAACAATATACACAGAGACTTAATATGGTTACAGGTGTTTGGCAATTCTTTGCAGCATGGCCTACTGACATGGGAGGATTATCATTTAATAATGGTCCAACCAGTTTAGTTAAGTTTACTACCAAATTCAATTATGAGAGATATAGATTTGATACTGTGGGTGAAAATGAATTAAATTACGACACTCCAGACAAATTTATCAATAGTGCTACTAATGATATTGGATTAGTTGGATTAAGTGGCAATCAAGTAGAAGCAGCTCAGTTTGGTGTCTAAATAGAAATATAATAATGCAATCGTTATGCCATTACCTAAGTTAGCTATACCTGAGTATGAAGCGACCTTACCTGTTACAGGTACTAAAATATCATATAGACCATTCCTAGTTAAGGAAGAGAAACTACTCTATCTCGCTATGGAGTCGCAAGACAACAAGCAGATGGTCAAAGCAGTGAAGACTATAATCAAAAATTGCACCAATCTTAAAGGAAAGGTAGAGAATCTCGCTACTTTCGAGATTGAATACATCTTCCTTAAGATAAGATCTGTTGCGGTTGGTGAGACAAGTGAATTTAAGGTCACATGTCCAGATGATGATAAGACAACAGTTACTGTTGAGGTACCTCTCGCAGATGTTACTTGTATTATCCCCGAAGGGCACAATTCTAAGATTCAATTGGATGATAATGTTGGTGTGGTGATGAAGTATCCTTCATTGGATGTATTCATTCAGCAAAACCTTAGTGATAATCCTGATATACAAGACATCTTTGAATTAGCTGCTAGTTGTATTGATCAGGTGTTTGATAAAGAAGAAGTTTATGATTCCTTTAGTAAAGCAGAAGCACTTGAATTCCTTGAGAATTTGAATGCAGAGCAGTTTCAGAAGGTACAAGCATTCTTTGAAACTATGCCTAAGTTATCTCATACAATTGAGGTATATAACCCTGAGACTAAGAAGAAGAGTGATTTAACTTTGGAAGGACTAGCAAGTTTTTTCGAGTAGCGTTAATGCATGACAGTCTTGAGAATTACTACAAGACAAACTTTGCGTTAATGCAACATCACAAATATTCTTTGACTGAGTTGGAAAATATGATTCCTTGGGAACGTGATGTCTATGTGAATCTTCTCATTGCTCACATACAAGAGGAAGAGAGAAGACAAAAAGCAGACGAAAACAAAATGTCCCTATAATGGCAATTAAGAGTTACGTCAAAATAAAACCCATCAAGGATGATGGTCCTTTTGCTGGAAGTTTCGATGAGATTCGGAAGGGTATCAATCGTACTGGTGAAACGGTAGAGAGTATTGCCAAAAATAATGTAGAGACACATAAACTAATTCAGTTTGATAAGGAGTGGTTACGGTCTACCACTCAGAAAGAGGTAGCAACAGATCAGGCAGAAGAGAAAGAGGATAAGAAAGGATTTGGGAAGTGGTTTAAAGGATTTAAAGACATGTTCCGCCTCAAGAAGAGGGAGGAAATAGAGAAGAAGGAAGAGGCAGTAGATCCTGAGGAAGAGGAAGTAAAGACAGTTAAGAGTGAGGTAAAGGAGAAAGCATCATCCTTTTTAGGGATGCTTGGAAATTTCTTGACACCCATATTTGAGTTTGTATTGACTATGGGAGTGCTCAAATGGTTGAGTAACCCAGAAAAGGCAAAGAGAGCTGGTAAGGTATTCAATCTAATATTTGCACTAGGTAAGTTTGCATTTAAGATAGCTTCCTTCGGTGTTGGTGCCCTAGCTACTGGTCTTATCGATGTATTTGGTGCTTTTAAAGAAGGACCAATCAAAGGTACTTTAACGTTTTTCCTTGGTGCTCTTAAATTATTTGCTGGATTTAAGACGCTACAATATCTGTTAAATCCTTTAAAGCTCTTCAGCGATGGTAAGAAACTTACTAATCTCTTTAGAGGTGTCAACGATAAAGAAGTAGAGTTTAAGAAACAAGAGCAATGGCGTAAGTTTGGTTACAAGGATAGAGAGACAGGTAAGATCTATACAGAGAAAGAATATAAAGCACAGAAGAAGTCAGTTGAGAGACAGCAGAAGAAGTTAATAAAACAGGGTAAACCTGATCAAGCAAAGAAAATTGGGAAGGGTTTTAATAATAGGATAAAGAATCCTACTAGGTTGCAGAAGGGTAAGAATATAGGTAAAGGTTTAATGAAACCTGGTGCACAGAAGGGTCTCGCTGTTGTTGGTGGTATCTCTCGTATTGCATCAGGTATTGCAATGGGTGAGGATAAGACTCAAGCAGTTGGTGCTGGTATTGGTCAGGCAGCAGGTGGTATGATAGGTGCTGCTGCTGGTACTGCATTATTGGGTCCATTCCTAGGTCCATTTGCACCTATAGTGGGTAATGCTATTGGTAGTTTCTTAGGTGAATGGGTAGGTAAGACATTCTTACCAATGATTAAACCAATATTTGAACCTATCCAGAAGATGTTTAGTATGTTAGGGACAGTGATTACTGACATTGCTGGACAGACTGGTATTACAGAATTTCTGGGCACATTCTTTCAGTTTGTAGGACAGATTGGTAAGGTATTAATTGATATAATGGGATGGATAATGAAACCATTAACGTGGTTGTTAAGTGGTGTTGTTGGTACTCTTGGTAATGTTGTAAGTTTCATCATCGGTGCTGCTAAGAAGATATGGGCAGTCATGACGAATCCTGGTAAAGTAATAAGAATGATTGGTATGGGTAGATGGAATAGAGTTGGTGATGATGTAAAGCTGGAAGATGTGGGTGCATCTGCTGGTGGTAAAGTCACAGTGCATAGGAGTAGGGGTGGTATAGTACCATTCAGAGAACCAAACATAGTACAGAAGATGTATGGTGGAGCAGTCCACACTAGCACCACTAACCTTACGAACATAGAATTCAGTAAGGGTGGTAAGGTTGCTTATTCCTATAGACCTATCCAACAGTTTGCTATTGGTGGTGAAGCATTGATTATCACTGCATCTGGTGAGACTGAGAAGGTAACTAAGGATGATCTTCGACCTAAACAGACTGTTGCTGATGCTGCATCTATTAAAGCAGATGTGTCTAGGAGAGATGCTATGCATGAGCAATTCCAATACAAGAATCAGAGGGACAGTGATATTGAGGATATAGTTCTTCCACCTAGGACTATTATTATGAAAACTACTGTTCCAGTGATAAATACTATTGCTGCGGGTACTAGAGCACAACCCATATATGAAACACCTTCACCCTTGTTTACCTGTTGATAGATGGCAGAAGTAAAAGCTAAAGTCCAGAAAGCAGTGTTGTATAAGATGATTTCCTACAAGGGGATCCAAGATAAGAATAATTCTTATACACCACTAACTGCTGCTGCAAGATTACCTAAGACCGAGAAGAGCATTCAGAGAGGAATGACTGGGGTAATGATGGGTCTTAATGCTTTGGGGCGTACACTTAATAGCATTGCTCTCAACACACAATTTATGTTGGAGTCGTGGAAAGATAATATTAGACAGGGTATAAAGGATAACTCTGCATTACTTAAGCAAGAGGATAAAACTAAGAAGTTAGAGGTTACAAGGAAGAAGAAGAAGGATACTTTGACAGAGAAGAGAAGGAAGTTAGAGAAGAGAGAGAAGCAAGAGGAAGATGATGAAGAGAAGAAGAAACCTCTTGGTCAGAGTGTAGTAGAAGGTGCTAAGAAGACTGGTAAGGGTTTATTCAGTGGTTTTCTTGGTTTGCTTGGTGACTTGGTTGGTACCTTTATTGCAATACCTATACTCACATGGATTGGAAAGAATCCAGACTCAGTGAAGAAGTTGATGGGCATATTCCAAGCGATTGGTAAGTTTGTATTTAATATCGTTAGTTTCTTAGGTGGACTATCACTTGATGGTATTATTGATTTCCTTGAGAATCCTATAAGTCTTAAGGGTCTATTCGGTGTAGTCAAGTTTCTACTTGGTGCTGTACCATTATTTGCTGGATTGGTATTCTTAAAGAATCCTGATCTACTATTAAAGACTGCTGGTAAGGTAATAGGTGGTTTGATTGGTGGTCTCAAACGAATGTTTGGGATTAATAGTAAGGCAGATAAATTAAAACAATTTAAACTTAAGAAGTTAGGAGGACAGAGAGGTAACTTCTTTAGTAGTAAAGCAGGTAAGATAGGTCTTGGTTTAGGTGCTGGATTTGCAACAGGTGCAGCAATAAGTGCTGCTGGAGGTACTGAAGCTGAGGCATTAGCTGGTGGTGTTGGAGCAGCAGGTGGTCAGATGGCAGGTGCAGCATTAGGTGCTGCTACTGGTATTCCAGGTATGGGTGTTGTTGGTGGCATGGTTGGTACTGTTGCTGGTGGTGCTGTTGGTAAAGCAATTGGTCCTTTGATAGAACCAATCATTGGACCTCTGAAAGAATGGTTTAGCATGGTTGGTAAGGTATTCAATGATGTATTAGCAGATATTAAAGAACCCCTAGAGGAATTCTTCACCACTCTTGGGAATTTCATGAGTCAGATCCTTAAGGTAGTTGAGCCACATCTACCAATGATTAGTAAGATAATCAGTGTAGGTCTGCAAACAGTGTTTATGCCTCTATTCTTAGGCATCAGAGCATTGACTGCGGTCATGAAATTATTCACAGGTGGAGACAAGAAGAAAGACGAGGAGGTATCAAAGAAAGCTGATGGTGGAGTAGTATATCGAGCAAGAGGAGGTTGGATTAGCGGACCTCAATCTGGATATCCAGTGTCATTAGATGGTGGTAGTAATGTATCATTCATTGGTCATGGTACAGAGTGGGTTGGTATGAATAAAGCTGGTGGTGGGAATGCATATGTGATACCATATGATACTCCTGCAACTAAAACTAATAAGAATTTAACATCTAGGAGATATAGGGAAGCAGATAGACAAGGTTATGCTCTACCTACTGGAATGGATCAGAGGTTACGACCTTATGCAATGGGTGGTAAATGGTTTAAGAAGCAAGTAAATAAGGTAAAGGATAGATTTACTGATGATGAGGGTAAACCAAAGGGCGTAATGAGGTGGTTGGCAGGTGCTGCTGATCAAGCGACTGGTGGATTCTTTGACTTTGATAAGCAAGGTCATTCAATGTATCAAGCATCTGGTGTATTGAATAAGGCAGGTCAGATGTTAGAGAATGCCAAGCAGAAGAAGCAAGAGGAGAGACATAAGAAGTTGCAAGAGACTATTAATAATTCTAATAACATTGTAAATATTGATGCTGGCACGGGTGAAGTTGGTATGACTAGCAGCGTTGTGGATGACGTGCCTATTATTATTCCTGGTGCGGATCATATGGAAGCTGATAAGTATATCAGACCTAAGTTTGGTCTTGTTGCTGAGTTCATGACAGATCCTGTGGAGTTTATGTAAATGGCATATTTAGAGTTAGCAAATGACATAAGTGGTGCTTGGAAAAAGATATCATATGGTGTCACTCCAGGTTCAGCATTAAATGCAACCGATTCTCCAAGAGAATTCAAAATTGATAAGTTACAACTTACCTTATTAACACCAGAGGGTAATGATGGTGAGACCTTTGATATAACAGAATTGGTGCTTAGTTTTAATTACCATGAATCTATTGAGTCTTCTTTCCTTAGGTGTGATATCAGTATCTTGGATAGTGTTGACTTTAATACTGGTCTAATAGGTGGTGAGAAGGTTAGAATAAAGATGACAACTAACAGCTCTATAGGTAAAGAGGCATTGGATACTACACTGATAGTCTATAAGATCGGTAGTATATCTAAGACTGAGAGAGGACAGTTGTATATCTTACATTGTGTATCACCTGAGATGTATCATGATGAAATGAATAAGATATTTAAAGCATTTGGACCTGGTGAGGGTGCTATAAAGGCTGATTGTATACCTAAACTTATATGTGAGCAGTATCTTAAGGCAAAGGGTGGTAAGAAGGTAAGGGCAGATAATTTTGAGAATCATTCCCCAGTTACTTTCATAGCTCCCAGTTGGAAACCTAGTGATGCCATAGCATATATGTCGGATAAGGTAACCAGACTAACAAAGAGTAAGTCGGATAGTAAGCAGTCTGGATTTTTATTCTGGGAGAATAGAAACGGGTTTAACTTTAGATCCATCGATAGTATTTCACAGGGTCACGCTGAACAAACAGGCATATATGAGTATAGGTATGTGCAACAGTCACAGGAGGGTGTTAACCCAATGTATGCTATTGAATCACTTACTTACCCTGATAAGGCAAATCATTTATCCAATATGAGGTTGGGTACTTATAAGACTGGTGCTATAGGTGTATCATTACCATCTCAGAAGGATAGTTTTGCACCTCCTTCTGGTAGTAAAGAGGAGGCAGATGGAGACGAGACAGCAGGAGTAGATACTGTTACAAAGGATGCTGGTACTGGATTTGGAAAAGCACCAGGTGGCACTATCAATAAGATGAGGATATTGAATTTCAAACATGTATTTGCTAAGGCAGACACTGTAGAGAAAGCACCACCATTTAATGTGCCAAAATTCTTTGACCTAGAGAAGGCACAACCTACTCGAATGAAGATCAGAGCATTGCCTGGAATGAAAAACCAAGGTAATATCAAAAATCCGAATAACGGAACAAACCCTGATGTTGATAGCATGGCAGTTGCACAATATGCAGCAGCGAGGTATAATTTACTTAAGGCAATAAAGTTAAATATTACTATACCTGGAAACACTGCTCTTTCAGCAGGTGGAATGGTTAAACTTATAATACCTGCATCGCAAGAGAAAGGGTCTAATGTTAAACAGGACAAAACTTTCAGTGGTAAATATGTTATCGCTGCACTTACCCACATATACAGAAAGACTGGTATCACTACCAAATTATATCTTGTTAGGGATTCCAAGCCCTCAACAACTAAGTAACTAGCCTAAATAATTACGTCGCTAGAGAGAAAAACATGAAAACTATAGAGCAACACATACAGCATGATAAGGAATTGGTTGATGATCCAACAGTATCACCTGCTGCTCGTCGTCACTTTAAAGAAGAATTACACGACCTTATCGACTATGCTGACCATCATAAGGCAGAGATAGAAGCAGGTGATCATCATGATCCAAATTGTTTAGAATTATTCTGTGATCAGAATCCTGATGAACCTGAATGTTTAGTATACGATGACTAAATGGAATTTAATAATGTAGTAGGTCACTACAGGAATAGGGATCAGGCATTTTCTAATCCCTCCCAGTGGCCTCAAATTGACATACGAATTACTGAGCCTAGTTATGGTATAATACTAGCTAAGTCTTGGTATAAGTATAAGGGAGAAGACGATCCATATAACTATATCCAGTATAACTGGGAGAGGATGGATGAAAACATCATCTATACTAAAACTCACAATATTATCACTGATACTCCTTCCTGTCCTTTCATTTGGACTTGGGATGGAGTTTGGTGGTGTGGTAATAATGACGGAGAATGCATCCAAGGTAATACGAGGATGGTCTCAAAGATAAGGTTTAATGGCGATGAATATCGTGCTATTGATACTGGTTATGACCTAGAAACTGGAAAGTTTCGATGGGGTAAGGAAGAGGCAGAAGGTGAATTTCGATTCACTAGACTTGATAAATAAAAGAAAACTATATTAGTAATGGCAACACGTACTGACTTTTTAGGAAGAGACGGTTTTACCTGGTGGGTAGGCGAGGTCGAGAATATTAAAGACCCTGCTGAGATCGGGCGTGTTAAGGTGCGTATTCTTGGGTGGTATACTGGTAATCAGGAAGGACAGGCATATTTAAAAGAAGTCCCACCAGAGATACTGCCCTGGGCAACAGTTTTATTACCTAACGATCAACCACAAACTAAGTCGAGTGGTACCACAACAGAGTTACAGTGTGGTGCATGGGTATTAGGTTTCTTCCTTGATGGTGAAGAAGCACAGTTACCTTGTGTACTAGGTGCGTTTAGAGGATTTGGGCAGCAGAAAGGTGATGCAATGACTACAATTGCTGATCCAACAGTCGCCAAAGAGTTAGCAACCAATACACCACAAAAAGATAATTTAAAGGGAGAGCCACAGTTAGATGGTAATCCATTCCCCAAACATCCACGTACACCAGGAAGTGCTACTGGAAAGTTGGAGGAGGCAAGAGGTGGTGGTATTAATACTGCTGAGACACGTGTACCAGGTAATTCTGTAACTAACCCTATCAAACCACCTGTTAATGCTCAGTCTATTGGTGATGGTGTTGTTGGTCCTGCTGGTAAGGGATTTGAAAAAGATTTGAATAGAATGCTCACTGAGTTAGGTGAGATGGCAGCATCCATGTCCTCTGGACCTGGTGGATTTGTCTCTGTTATCACTGGTAACAAGATGGCAGGAGATAAGGTAAGAGAGCACCTTGGTAAGGTAATGGGTTTCCTCTCTGCTGGTATAGCAGGTATTCTTGCACCTCTGAAGGAGATGTTAGCGAAGATAATCGCTGAGGTTGTAGGAATGTTGGTGAAGATTATATCTCAATTCATTCCTATAGTAGTTGTTAATCTACTAATGACATTCCTAGAGCAGATTTTTGCTCTATTCTGTGCTAAGACACCAATGTGGTTAGGACTGGTGAAGGGGGCACTGAGTGACACGGCAAACTTTGCTAATCAAATGGCGAGCCTTGCTGTAGATAAGATAGCCAGTAGTACTATAGCTGGTAAGATTGATTCTGCTGTTAAAGGACTAAGTAATCGTATCCTTAAGGGTATCACTTCTGCAATGGATCGTGTTAAGGATGTTGCTGGTGATGTTATCTCTGCTGTCAGTGCTGCCAAGGGTATGTTAGGAGCAGCAGCGAAACTGGGAGATACAGTCCAAATGATATTTGAATTTGACTTTACTTCATTAGATTGGGGTAGTTTAATTCAGATCCTCCTTGCTATACTAGGAGCATTATTCAAAAAGAGTTGTAACAGGAAGATAAAACGTCCGAGTAGTAAGTCGTGGTTCCCATTGATAGGTACTACGACTTGCGATAACGTAGAGGAGGCAATCAAAGGCACACCATATGAGAATGTTGATGATCTCTTTACTGATGGTACATCTACGGTAAACATGGCATCATCCTATACTACTGAGGGTGTAATGAAGGGTAGTTACATCGATCAGATGTTTGAGGGTGTTAAACCTGAATTGATGCAGGTATATAGTGGACTGAATGGCACAAGAATTATAGATGATGCTACTCCCAACAAAGAGAAAAGAATAGTTACTGGTCCTGGTGGATGCAGCACTTTTGAGGATAAGTTTGGTAACAGACACACTAACGTACCTAACAATGATACTAAGATCATTGCTAAAGATAAGTGTGAGAATATTAAAGGTAACTACGCTCTAACAGTAGAAGGTGATTTAACGATCAAGGTGATGAAGAACATGCACTTTGAGGTTATGGGAGCATGGAATACACATGTTTCTCAAGGAGCAGGTGCAGAGTCTTCAGGAGATTCATCAAAACCTGATAGCACTACCACTGGTAATGCTACAGAGGCAGTTGATACTAATGTAACTCAGAATAGAGTATCTGATAATGTCCTCAAGCAGTCACAGAATTTAGATACTGTCACAGATGCTAGTCAAGCGTCAGTAACTTCTGCTGAGACCTCTGACAGTTCGTATGATGGTCCATCAGAGTTGTATAGATCTTCTTACAGGAGAGATGAGAAGTTAGCAGCAAGGAATATAGGTGGTTTCTATCCAGTTGAGGAGATTCCATTCGCACCAGGATCAGATGAGTGGGGTAGGACAACATTCGGACCTCAGTTGGCAGGTACTTTAGATGATGATACAGAGCAGAAGTCTTCTGCTAGATTTGAGGGTGACCGTGATGTAGCAGTAGGTGGTGAGTATAAAATACAGTCAGCAAAGCATAGTTTAACTGCTATTGAATCTCTATCTGTTAATGCTCAGGATGTTAAGATAGAAGGTAATGCTATTGAGTTAATTGCAGATGGTGAGATAATACAACAGGCAAACTGGATAACATCATTCTTAAACTCAGGTAGATTTGAATTTATTGCAATGTTTAATGCCACAGCAACATCCTTAACAGGCCAGTTTGCTTTGGTTAAAGGTTGTATAGTTGATATTACTACTGACTTACCATTTCCAGGAGTTGCACCACCAGCACAGGTTAGAATCACTGTTGGTCAAACATTACCTGGTAGTATGGCAGATGTATTGGCTGGATCTCAAAACTGTTTCCATGCTACCTTTATATCAGCACCTACTGGTGTTATTGCTGAGTTTGTACCACAGGGTGCTATCATTAACCAGTGTAACAACGGTCTAGGAGCATATGTGGTTAACTCTGGTTATATGGCAGTAGGATGCTCTTCTGGTCCTTGTCAGATCTTCGGTTTACCAGTGCTTCTCAACTAGCTTGACATGGGTCAACACCTGATATATACTGTATACAGTGACCCATCCAACATGGCAGACGTAACAGGAGACACAGAGACATATTTGGAGCATATCTGGATTAATGTCAAGAAAAGAGAAGTAAAGATCATGGATAATGAGGGATATGATGAGATAGTGACGTGGGAGTTTAATGAAGACGGAGTGGATGGGTTCACTGAAACACTACAGCATTTTAAACGCTTAGTCCCAGAGGACATGATAACATACACATGAATATCATTAATTTAACACAGGCAGAGTTACAAGATAACCTGCCTTTTTCATTGAGTCTTGTAGAGAAAGGACATACTCTTAAAGTTACTACTGATAAGGGTATTGTTTGTATTATCTCACCAGTAGCATCAGTTGCTCAAGACCCACAAGAACCAGAGCTAAATATTCCAACACCTGACGATTTCACACCAGATCCTGTGGGTACACGGGCTTTTGTAGAAGGATCGTTGAAGGATATGACACAAGGTTTCTGACATGAAAGGACGTATCACTCGCAATTACTGTTATTTGAATGACAAAGTGGTTGACATGTGGTATATTCAAGGAATTCCTTTCACATTTGAGGAATTGCCACAGGCTATGGCAGAACTAGATGAAGTTGAAGAAGAAGCAGCAGATGCTACTGGTTATACTATGGATGACATGTATAAATGGTCAGATTATCTTATAGCAGAGCAATGCCATCCACTACTCTTCACAATAGAAGAGTTTATTGAAAATTATGAGGAAGTTCCTGAATGAAGATCTTTTTAGATACTGCTGATGTCCCAACCATTCTCAAACACTTTGAGACTGGATTGATCGATGGTGTCACTACTAACCCATCTCTTATAAAGAAGAGTGGTAGAGACCCAGAGGATGTCTATCGTGAATTAGTAATGGCAGGTGTCCCTGACATTAGTATGGAAGTCGTTGAAGATATGATCCTTGAGGGTAGAAGACTCTCTGGTGAATTTAACGATGTGTGTACAATTAAGGTGCCATGCACACCAGAAGGACTAAAAGCATGTAAAATACTATCAAACGATGGAGTCAGAGTAAATGTTACGCTTATCTTTAATGCTGCTCAAGCTATCCTATCTGCAAAGGCAGGTGCTACGTACATCAGTCCTTTTATTGGGCGGTTGGACGATAATAGCGTTGCTGGGCTGGAGGTTATCAGATCTATAAGTGAAGTGTTTAGAGTGCAGAATGTCAAGAAGACAAAGATTCTTGCTGCATCTATACGTGACGTATATAAAGTATCAAGAGCATTCTGGAATGGTGCTGATATAGTTACCATGCCACCTAAAATCTTTGAAGGAATGTATAATCATATCCTTACTGATAGAGGATTGGAAATATTTGATAAAGACTATCAGGAGACTAAGAGGTCTGTATTTAATCCACCAAATTTAGGATATAAAGGTAAGGATCTAGACTTACCATGATAATAGATACTATATTTCCTACAACTATTATGATATTTGATGATGTATTGGAAGAAGAATGCATCAAGAGTATGGGTAATGATATCCTTTCTTTCAAAGGATATGATGCAAAATGGCAAAGGACTTATAGACCTGAGGCTTTATCTAATAAAGCTTTAGAGATGAGTAAAAAATATATTGATGAATTAAAATATGAATATGAAGACCATTATATTACAGATATGTGGTCTAACATATTAAGGATAGGTGAAACACACAGACCCCATACACATTCAAACAATTTAGTGAGTGGTGTTTTCTATTTACATTGTAATGACAACTCACCAGCACTAACTTTTATTGATCCTAGACCACAAACAACTGTCTTACAACCTCAACAAAAAGAATATACGAAAGAAAACTCAACAACTTGGCAAGTGCCAGCAAAAATAAATCGTATGGTATTATTTCCTTCTTGGTTACAGCATTATGTTCCTAAGAATAATTCATACGATAGAATAAGTATTTCGTTTAATGTTATGTTGAGAGGTCAGGTTGGTCGCACTGAAAACTTTCAATCAAATAGATTCTAATGAGATTAACACAAGACGTTATAGATAAGATTCAAATAGCAATGACTCACACCAAAATGAATGGTGAAACCAACTGGAAAGATGGTGATGAGATAGATGTATGTCTGGGTGGTACATTTGCGGGTGATAAATTCATAAGTATTATAAACAGAACACGCAGTAACACTACGAAGAATGGATGAAATCGAATGGGATTATGAAGAATTGAAAAAGTCACTACTTGACAGTGCGTCAGATTATGATAGAATACTTAAAAATATGAAGCAAGATGACAACACCACCTTTACCCGCATGGAGCCCAGACAGGAGACAGAAAGTGAGGAATCAAGTAAAGAGTAGATTTTACTACTTATTCTGGGGTATTGCTACCTTCTCAGTTGTAGCAGGTCAAGTATATGTTGGAACTGGTTATAGATCATTTGCAAACTCCTTAAATAGACTCTTTAATACTATTGAAGTTGAAGTGCAACAACCAAGATTTTATTGAACATTAAAAATCCCCCTTAAGGGGGATTAATAAACCTTAGATCAACATAAAAGATCTTGGCAGAGTCGTTGTTGTTCGTGTGAGTCGCTCTCAATAAGACAGGCGAAGTAATCATCTATTAATTCATCCTGTGGGGTGTTTAAGCAACGGTCTTCTCCAACATGGGAGTGTTTCCACTCAGCTAATTGATTTTGTGGTCTTAAGTTGTGCATAGGTTTATAGAAGGGGGAATATAACGAAGTTGAAATTTCACTTCATCTTGTGTTTCCTAATTCTACCACTATTTATGTCATGGTATCAACAAATACCACTTATACCGTTACAAATATTATTGCCTACGAGAAAATACCTATTATAGAGGTTGGCTCGTATCTCGTATAAATAAAACTGTAAGAAATCATGTTTAAATTCTGTGGCAACTAAACGGATATCCCAGTTAGAAACAATTTCAGATGCTTTGGTAACTGGCGAAGCTATAATGCCGATAGTTATCTCTGATCCACTAATACCTAATAGAAAGGCAAAAGTTAATCAACTTTTCCGTGGTCTTAGTGCAGGATCAGCGACAGCTCCAGGATTAGCCTTTGACTTAGACAGAGATACTGGAATATACCAATCAGCAGTCGATGAGATTGGACTTAGTTTCGGATCTGCGTCTCTCTATAATAGTAGGAGAGCCAACACCGATGGATCATCAACTCTGATTATCAGAGCAATTGATACTGCATCTGCAACATCTAGTATTGAAATTACTCCACAGGGTAGTGGATATGCTACTGTTAGTGGCGATTTTATACAGACTGACACACAGTTCTATCTTGCGGGTGATCAAAACCCTGCTAAGAAAGCACACTTTAATGTAGATACTATCTCTACACAGTCTGGTACACGTCGTTTCGACTTACCTAATATTGGTACTGCGACTAGCACCACAGTGGTTGCTAATGATACATTCCAGACATTGACTAATAAGACTATTCTTATTAAGGATGCTGAGTTACAGATCACTGGATCTACAGACACAGCAAAAATAGCAAAGTTTGAGTGTGATGCTTGGGAAGCACCTGGTGCACATACCTACAGATTACCTGATTTTGGTGCTGCACAGACACAATCTACATTACTTGATGATATTACTGAGCAGAATGTGTTTAACAAGAATATGGTTAACCCCACATTCTCAAACACTCCATCCAATGATGAGAATAACCCTACTAAGTATGTAATCTTCAATTCGTCACAGTTGACGCAAGATCGTACTGTTATATTTCCTGACCTTAATATTAAGGCAGTTGGTGAAGCATCAGCACAGACTATATCAAATAAGGTATATAAAGGAGCAGTATTCTGCGATACTGATCCTTCTGATGGAGAAGGTCGTAAGGTAACTCTTGACCTTTCTAATATTGAGGACAACCAAAACTATGTGTTTAGTTTTCCCGATAATGAGGTTACTGCACCATTAAATAATGGTAGTGACTCCAACATGCTTGTTACAGAGAAGAAGACTCAAACTCTGGTTAACAAGACTATGGAATTGATGAAGATAAATAACGTTAACGACCTTAATGGTAGTATATCCATTGATGCGTCTAACATCAAGTCCGCAGTTACTATACAATTCCCCGATGCAGATGCAACTCTGCTATCTACTAACAACATTAGTGATGTTGCTATTAGTTTCGGTGGAGCATTAGCAGCACCTGTCCTAGGAGGACAATTAAGAATACAACAACACTTTATGTCTGGATGGTAAAATGACAGCAGGAAGATTAGCCGCCAGTAAGCCTGGTGCGACAACAAATACGGTGCTCTATAGGACACCCATTACTAAGAGTGCAAGCACAGTTTTAAATGCTTGTAATCAATCAGGTAGTGGAGTTTCATATAGGACAGCACTTCGTGATTATGAGCAAGTCCTACATCTAGATGGACTGAATACATCCGCATATAAGTTTGCTCAGGGTAACCCTATATCAGGGTATAAGTTAACCCTAAACCCAGGATTCCAAGACTCAGCAGCAATTCCAGGTACAACATTTACTACTACTAATGGTGCTACTGCTACTATTTTAGATGTATTTAAACCAACGACTGAGGTAAATTACTATGTGCAAGTAAAACCAATTAGTAATACGTCAATTGACCCTGATAGCACAGCAGGTACTTTCCAAGCAGGAGAGACTCTTACTGGAGCCGTTTCAGGATTTACTAGTTTATTCCGTGGTATGAATGGTACTGCTGGTTTTTGGGGGCAATACACTGATATCGCTACTGGTGGTACTACTGTTAGCATCTCAAGGACAACTGGTCTTGCTGATGGAATGTATATCACTCACAGCACTAACGCTGCTACATTAAATGGTGGTGAGGTTGTAACTATTAACTCTTCAGGTATTAACACTACTACGAATCAATTAACAATTACTAGAGGTGCACTAGGCACAACTCCATTAGCTATTCCTGCTGGTAGTGCAACAAATGCTTGGTCTGCTTCTGCTACTGTTACAACTATTGCTGAGGGTGCAACTTATGTTACTGGAGATTCAACTCTGACTGTTGCTAACTCTACTGGATTTACGTCTGGTGGTATTGTTATAGTTGACAATGAGTTGTTACAAATCACTGAAGTTAATGGTAATGACCTTACTGTTGTAAGAGGACGCTATGGTACTGCTGATGTTGATCACAACGATGGTGTTAACGTAACTCTATTAACAAATAATGGAGTATATCTTCTAAACTATTGGAGTGAAGGAGAGACAGTTACTGGGTCAGCATCTAATGCTACTGCTGGTGTTAACTACAACACTGGTGTTGGTGCATCTATTGCATTGAAGTATATCGTTTCTGAAACTGGTGCTGCTGCAACAGATCACGCTATTCTATTTGCACCTGGATTTAATGTTGGTAGGACATATAAGTATGACCTGACAGATTCTAGTAACACTAACTATCCACTGAAATTCTCAGCAGATGATGCTGAAGGTACTAACGGCACAGGTACTGAGTATACTGGTGGAGTTAGTAAGGTAGGTACTGCTGGTCAAGCAGCATCGTATACTTCTATCGAAGTTACAGCTGATACACAGACCAGTCTATTTGTATATGCAGATGGAACACCTGCTGGTGATACACAGGGAGTTGGTTTTGGTGTGCAAGTTAATGATGATCCTTCATATACAGAGATATACATCTATGATGTTGGAGGTGAGGCATTAGCTGCTGCTGATAGTTTTACTATATCTGATACCACTCAAACTATTGAGGCAAGTGGTGTTACTGTTGGTCCTTTTGGATATGTCCAAGACTATGATGCAGCAACATGTCACTTATTCGTTACTATAGGAGAAGGATCACAGGCATTTGCTAATAATGATGCATTCTATGATTCACCTACATTAAATAATGGTGTCCGTCAACTAGCTACTGTTAGGACTGGTAAAGCATTGTCATTAGGATCTCCTAGTGGTGCTGATGGATCAAGGACACAAGGCACATATACTAATATATCACCTAATTCAACAGGTGGGTCTGGTGATTTAACTACAACCAAAGTTACTGTGGATGTTGATGGATCAGGTGCAGCGACTGTCACACTATTGAATGGTGGATATGGTCATGCTGGATCAGATACCTTGACAGTTAATGATTCTCAACTTGGTGGTGGAGGTGCTGCTAACCTAACATTTGATGTTAGCACAGTTAGCACAGGTATCCATACCGATCAAACTGGAATTTATAATGATGAAGATTATGTTTACTATGGTAAAGCAATTGCTGCTAATGTGACTGATAAGAATAGCTCAATCATCGTAGGTCCTGGTCAGAATCTACTTGTATATTCTTCAGCAGGAGACATCAGTTATCAACTCAATGGATTTGAAACTGCATCTGATGACTTTACAGTAGTCAACATGACCAAGATACAATCAGGTGGTTAAACCACTACTAAATACTAGGTAAGGTTAAAAAGATAAATGGCACTTACTCGTCTTAAGAATATCATCACGTCGAGGACGGGACGTATTATATACGTTAACCCCGACGACTTTGATGCATCGGATGCATTTGACAACCGAGGTAACTCAGCATTGCGTCCATTTAAGACGTTGCAACGTGCTTTCCTTGAGGTAGCACGATTTTCATATAGAGTTGGACTTTCAAACGACGAGTTTGATGCCTTCTCGATCTATCTCTATCCCTCTGAGTATGTAATTGATAACAGACCTGGTATAGCAGACTATAACCAGATCCAACCATTTAATGAGAATACAAACTTTGACCTGACATCCCCATCTAACGAGCTTTATAAATTTAATTCAACTCGTGGTGGAGTTATCGCACCAAGGGGTGTGTCTGTTATCGGATCTGACCTCAGAAGAACTAAGATTACTCCTAAGTATGTACCGTATCCAACAGTACAAGGATCATTAGGCATTACTGCATCAAATGAACCAGTACCTGCTGGTATATTCAAACTTACTGGTGGTTGCTATTTCTGGCAGATGTCATTCTTTGATGGTGACAACACTGGTGTATACTATCGTGATGATTTATCACAAATTGCTCCAAACTTCTCACACCATAAACTCACATGTTTTGAGTTTGCTAATGTAGAAGATCTAGAGTTATACTATCAGAAGATATCAAAAGGATACGCAGTTATCCCCGATACCTCTGGTATTGTATCTCAAGACCAGATGCAGACAAGGGTTGAGGAAAACAGAATTGTTGGTCCGATTTCTGATGAATTTGCGGTATCACAGATTATAAGAAATGGCCAGACGGCAACCGCATTTACCATTGATGAATTGGGTAACCCCAAGAATCATGGATTCTCTGTGGGTGTGGCAGTTAACATCTCTGGTGTTACTGGTCCTACTGATCAGGATGCTCTCCTTTATAACGGATCATTCCTAGTCACCTCAGCACAGGGTAACCAATTTACTTACCAG